ATTATGGACAGGAATACATGAAGTCATTGGATATATATCTGGATTATCAATGACTTATCGAAGATGTACTAAATCTCATCTGTACAAGATTGATTTCAAAGCGAGCAAAGGACTCAGCCATCTTGCTGTGATTATCAATGAGTCACAGCGTATTTGGGTCAACCCAATGACTGGTATCTCAGAACCCTTTCAAACAGTTACAAAATCAGAAATTCAACACAAAGGTATAATCGGGACATCTCAACCTAATTTTACAACAGTTCATGGTGATTTTGGGCTATCTCATTTCCAAATCAATTACAGTAATCCTAACAAAGAAATGGTGGATGGTGACTTGACAAACCAAGAAAGTCAAAATCATGATCAAAATTCGGATCAAGAAGTATTGACTCATGTTAAGAAATGGTACACTCATTATCTTATTATTGTTATTGGTATAATTATTATCATCATTGCTATACGTTGTGTTCATCATGAAAAAACTACTGTGTATCACAATGCTCCAATCTATGAGTTATCTTAAACAAACACACTATCACAACAAGATGCACAACACCTTATTTAGAAAAAATCAGTGGTACAATTTACAAAAGATATCCTAACAATGTATCAAGACGCTGCTAAACCTCTTGGATCAAACCTAGTCCATACAGAAGAGGAAGATGGCCTTCATTTCCTAACACTTGCTAAAGACAGGCACTTAAATCAACCCGTAAGAGCGGTGGACTTCATCAATCTCGGGATTATTTTAAGGTCGCCAACTAAATTATCATGGTATGATACACAGAAAGCTATAGATCCATTAATGAAAGGGGAGGTGTCAAATTGGCTTCACTTGTTTCATCTAGCAAATGTTGATAGATTTGACTGCACAATTTTCCTGGACCCAACAAGGGCTCTTGCTTGGTTTACACATCCGAATCAAATTGAATCTGTTCTATCCAACAAAGAAATAGACAAAATATTCGAAGAGTCATTATTTGTATCAAACAAGATTTTCCAACAGTCACAGAATGCGATCCCAGAAATGGCCAGAGTGAATTTAGACATTACGCAAATCAACAACAAAGAAGAGTTGAAGTCTATTTTTAGATACGCTCGTATGTGGTCTTCGGTTACGGACACATTAAATGCGATCCAATTAAATTTAAACACACCTATCACCAGCTACACACAAGTCTCTGAAAGGACTATTGAAGCACAACTGGGAAATACAAAGATTATTGGATATGAAAATGCAGCACTTTGCATTACTAAACACGGAATTTATCCAATGACCATGCAAAGCCTTCTAATGATAACAGACAATCTGCATCAAAGATTCAATGTTTTGTTTACGGCCTGTGTGGCAGAATTGTTAAACTATAAGCATTACCTACATTACATCGAAGTCAAGGAATTATTCAAATTAGGTCAAAATATTTTAGAAGCGTATGGGTACAAAGCCTACAAAGCTATAAAAATTCTTGAACCAATGTCTATCGGTGTTTTACAAGAACAAACAACAGAAGAGATAGTTAACAATAGTTTCTATCAAACTGGAAACTACAAATCACTTGAAGAGGACTTTGGAATAGAAGGAAGATTGTGGGGACAAAAATTAGAAAAATTCATGCTAAAACTCAAAATGCGCACCCCACACAAGGTATCACAAGCATTCGGTCTATATCGTATATTTGGCCATCCAGTGGTAGATGCAGCAATAGGACTGTTAAAGGTGCAATCAATTGGACTAACCCCAGCTTTTATTGATTATGAAATGATAGAAGTGGGATTAAATCTATTCAAAACGATGGTATACAATGGATACCTAAGACGATTCGGAAAATGTCCTCCCTGGAACTTTGATGCGTTATCTAATAACTCATATATTAAACAACAAGCAGAATCTAATCTACCTATAAAAGAACATCATGGATTATACAATCACCAAGATTGGAATTCAGTAATTATTACCAAAACCTTTGACTCTAGAAAAAGTATTAGTCTAGTTAGCTTACTCTCAGACAAAACAATCTCATATGGTAAACGAGCATTAATGGATCAACTTATTAAGGATGGTAGTACGGGACAAGGAGATAAGAAAAGGTTGATTTTAAGTTTTCTAGAACAACACAATTGTGATCTTGAAAACATAATAACAAAAATAGACAGGGATGGATTTGATGAAGATGATAAAGTAGCTGGTCAATGTGAGAAAGAAAGAGAATTAAACAACGCAGCTCGAATGTTTACATGTCTCACGTTTAATGCTCGAATGACATTCGTACATACAGAAGAAATGATTGCAGAACATCTATTACCCTTATTTCCAGAGATTACTATGAAAGATGATCAACTAACTAATACCATGAAACAAATGGCTATGTACAAAAAACTAGATAAACATGCAAAGAAGAGCCTACCTTTAGGTAAACGAGAAGTAGTTATTAACTTAGATTTCAAGAAGTGGAACACCACTATGAGAGGTGCATTATGCACTCCATTTTTTAATATCATGGATAAATTGCTAGGTTATAATCAACTCATCTCATTAACACATCCATTCTTTTCTGAATGCCTAATCTATAGTATGTACACAGGATCGGTATTCAAAATCAACAACCAAAAAGATGATGTGATAGATGGATTATTTGCATGGCATGGTCATAAGGGTGGATTTGAAGGTATCAGACAGAAAGGATGGACAATTGTTACAGTACTGTTGTTAAAAGCTGTCGCAGCCAGGAATAATGTAAAGATTGAACTATTGGGGCAAGGAGATAATCAAGTTTTAAAGGTATACCTAAATGGGCCTCTAAAGTTTGGAAAAGAAACAATCGAAACTCTCAACACAATGAGGATACAATTTACTAATTTCTATGAAGATTTAAAGAACTCTATGATCAAGGTAGGACTTGAGATAAAATCTAGTGAAACTTGGATCTCTGAAAGATTATTTGCTTATGGAAAAAATCTAGTATTGGATGGAGTCACACTATCAATGAGTCAGAAAAAATTATCTAGAGTATTTGACTTAGCCAATGATCTTTACCCTTGTATTGATAACGAAGTTGCAACTATACACGGAAATGCTATGGCATCTTGTCAATCAGATTATACTCCAGTGATCTCCTATATAATGGCATCACTCTGGAGTTGTATATGTATTCAGAGCAATTGGCACTATTCTATTGCTGTAGGAAAACCCTTACCGCAATACACAGATCATGTACCAAGAGATTGGTGGTTGTCTGTAAAAGGGTCTACTAGAGACAAAAGAAAATATCAACCTGATTATAATGACCTGAAAAGAAAATATCATGGCGAAAAGTTGTCTAGAGTAATATTATATTATCTGCTATTAACTCCAAAAATCTTAGGAGGTTATTCTATACAATTATACAATAATTATTGGAGCAGAGGATTTCCAGATCCTTTATCTCGAGCAGTAAGTACCTTACAGTTAATAAACAGATCAACAGATGATAAAATCATACAAAAAATAACCTTCGCATCCTTGACCCCTATGTTGAGTTTAGACATAATCCCTAGAATGTTGTTACAAGATCCTTTATCTCTCAATTTAGAGAAACCTGTAGAAGGACCAGGAATGATTTCATCACATATCACTAAATACCTAAAAACAAGCACTATTGTAAGAAACCAAGATATAAAAACGTGCCTAACTGTTTCAGATGATTTACTAGATAATCTATGCGAAGAATTATATAAATTAGAACCATACTCATCTATCTTTATGTCTGATATAGTAAAAGCAACATCTCCATCTTATTTAAA